TGACTGTGTGCATTAACAGCACGTTTTCCAGTGAATCCTCTGGTACCAATAACCCGTTCCCATATTTTAGGATAATTTGCAATAATTTGCAAGCTCTTTTGGCGATCCTTGGCCGCAAATATTCGATCAATTATCTTACGCACATCGAAGTCTGAATTAGTTGGATGAACCAGCATGTCCGGAGCGATACCAGAATCATATGCACGATTAGCACGTTGTACCGATTCGATGTGTGTCCAAACATTATGTCCCATAAGGAGTGCATAACTAAAGCTGTCCCAGCTTGTTCGGCCTTCCTTACCAATTTTATTTAAGTCGCCCGGTTTGTAATAACAAACATCTGATATTTTTAACAGTTTAGACAATGGACTATCTTCGAACTTAGGATGAATACCATCTTGTCTAACTGCATCGCCAAACGATCTTGAGTCTGTAGCATACTTTTTATTATCTGCTGTAGGACTCATGTTATAACTCCACTTCTTTCGATTTTCTATCGCGATGTTATGATATAATTGTCCATTAGCAGTTGCCAGGAATGGACTTGCACAGTCAAACGATATTGTGAAGTTAGGATTATGATACTGCCTAACTGCTCGTTGTATATCAGTGAGTAGAACGGCCCATTCAAGTTTACTTGTGCCCAAGAAGTGCATCCAGTCATGTACACCTGGCTCCAATAATCCATCATGTATCAAATGTACCAGTCGCTTGAGAACCAGTTCTACATCACACATGTTCTGTCCTCCCATGGCCCAACCATTGAAATGATTAGGATACTTACTGGGATCACAGTAGTCTTTCATTAGGTCATACCAGAGATCTGCTTCGTCGTGATTACCACCTTGCAATACGTTTAAGATCTTGGTATCGCCATAGCGATTAGACATCCAATATTCGTTATTGTACTTTGTAGCTTTGACTGCATCTTCATAGCTGTGTATACCACAAAGAGCTGCTGCTTTAGGATCACGATATGTCCAAGTTGGAATATCCATTGTCATACCATATGTAGCAATACCCATTTGCCATTTAAGCACAGCTTCACGTTTCTTTTCTGCTGCCTTATCTGTAGGATCAGCCCACCGTCCCGGCCATACACCTTTGGCAATCTGGAACCCGCCAGAGTCAGCTAACATAATGGTATTAGGATCGCGATCGCGAATCATTGCTTCTTTAGCCACTACTTTAGTTAGATCCAAGTCAGCATGACCAGCTGAATATAGACTCCACTTGTATGGAAACAGCCCTTGCTGTGCATTAAGCCAATTAAGCATTTCCATATCTGGAATACCGGCTGGCATACGTGTCTTTTCTACATATTCTTCTGTACGCTGTCGGCCTATATAGTTGCCATAGAAACTGCTTACAGCTGGAAGGAAAACTGCATAGTCATTTTGCTTACTGGTTAGATTATCTTGTTCAATCACTTGTTTTCCTGAACTAATGCTACTACTACTTTTAACTGTTCTTCAGCTCGCTCAACAGCACTTAACGCTTCTGATACTGCAATGTTTGTCTTGGCAAGATCTTTTATAAAACGTTCTTCGTGCATTTTATTATAAGCCCATTCTATTGCCATTTTACCCTGCGTACTCAGATCAATGGGTGCACCGCCACCGGTTACTAACCAATTATTACCATCCCAAACTTCATATCGATTGTTTATGCAACGTACAACACCTTGCATGGGATTAGCTGAACTTGATATATATGGGGTAGGTGCACTAACACCTGTTTCAATCCATTGACTGTTGGGATAAAGACCGGTTATCATAAAAGTTTCCTAAAAAATGGACTTAATAGTATATGTTTCATCTTGTTTACTTCTCTTAATTGTTCTATTGTTTCTGTATACAATGGATGATTGGGATTGTCTATGACATTATGACTGTCGAAGTCATCGAATGTACCCCAATCATCTAATTTAGATATTTCGCCCCTGAAGCCATAATGATAACACATATTAGAAAAATTTACAATATCTAAACAATTCATATCGGAAACAACAAACTTCAATCTTACCTCAGCACTACCCCTATTGTCTTTCAACCATTTTAGATTTTGTTGCAATACTGAAAATTTTCCAGGTCGACGTACATTCTCATATACTTCTGCTGTCCCGGCATCTACACTGATTTGAAACTCACTGATATTAGGTAATATGCGACTTTCCGGTAATAGCTTTTCCATTAACAATCCATTGGTAAACAAGATAATTTCATGTTTATCTTTCGGAACCCAGTTCAACAACAAAGGACGCATAATTAAACTGGCCAACGGATCTCCTGTACCTGTTAATATAACAGTAGTAGGATGATCAAACTCGTTGATTAATTTAACAAAGTGATTGATCTTGTCTCGGGTCTTTTCAAATTGAGGGCCACTGGTATAATTAATCATACCTCTACGACAAGTAGGACAGGCAAGATTACAGCTATCATCGACTGCAAAATTAATACGGTATCTTGAATCAACTTGATTTCGATAAAGTATACCACAATGCTCTACAGCACAGTAAGTATATTTTTTATCTGTTATGTCTTGTTGAACTTCTTTTGCAATTGGATTATTCCAAACATCTTCAAGATTGTTAAAATCAGTAATGTTTCCTACAACCACAGGTAACCAAGCATCACAAATACATAATGTACAATTACCTTCTGAATTGATACTTAAAGATGTAAAAGGTCTATTGCAGGTATTTGTAATCGGTATTACATGATCCTTTCCCCGAGGATACTTGATTACCAATGGGTCAAAAGGAATCATTTTTTCTGTGCTGGAAGAATGTAGTTATATTCAGCAATACCTGAGTTAACAGTAATTTGTGCTGCACCGTCATCACTGATTTTCATAATCTTATCACCAGTTAGATCCATAATACCAATGACCTGTTTAACTGGCCAAGACCATGCATGTTTTAGTGTGCCTGTAACATCTGATTGAAATACAAATTCACCTGCATGAGTAGAATGATCACCAAAGTAAAACTTCAAATCATTTTTGTCAGTTTTAGCTTGGAAAGTGGCTTCTTCAGAGTTAGCACTGGCCTGCATCTTCAAACGCATAATGCTGGCTACCAATGGTTCAAACTCAATATGCCAATTTACACCACGAAACTTAGGACTCTTAAGTTTTTCTGCAACAACTTCGCTGGTCATAAAGCGATAGTCATTCTTAAAGTCGTGTGCGGCATTTTCAAAGTGTAAGCCTACTGGACACATTTCGCCAGCACGATCTTGTCTAACTACAGTGATATCTGCACCTTCTTTGTACTCTTGCAAGTTTAATAGAACTTTAAGTTTACCTAAGTTAGGCATACCAAATACACCAACAAAATCAGCAATTGGTGCTGCAAACTTACCTTCGATTACCACAGAACGATCTTCGGCTACACCGTTAATAAGCGTTTCATTTTCATCACCTGTGATTTTAATGGTATCGATACAGCCTAACTCAAAAGTATGTTGTACTAAGTCTAATAAAAAATCTCTCATTCTTCTGTCCTTTGTTTAATTAATTTTACCAATTGTGTAATAGGTATTTGATTGACTACTGCAGGTATTCCTATACCTAAAGATGCTGCATGTTGTCTAATTTCTCTCTGCTGTTCTTCAGTATACATTGAATCACCATCTTTGTAAACTAATTTGGCTAAAGTCTGTCCACCTCTTAGAGTCGTCAGTTGTCCTGGCTTTTGTATTTCTATCCAAGTACAAGCAGCACTTATTTTAAATTTTTGTCTAACATTAAATCCTAAAGATTCAATATGAGACATTACTTCTCTGCCAGGCGTATAACAAATAAAATTTCTTTCAACTAATTCAACTGCACCTCGTTTATCACAATCGTTAAATGTAAACGCAATCGTGCCACCGGGCTTTAATTTATTATAAAGCTCAGTAAGATATTGTTTTATAATACTGATAGGCTTAAAGTTAAAAAAGTTATATACTAAACAAAACCCAAATTGATCATCTGGAAGCCTTGGCAATATAGCATGATCTAACGATTCTTGTATTGCATACGAACGAAGTCTACGTTGATATTGATCATTAAATCTTAATATACTGGGCTCTAATAATTCTAAATTTTGATCTACCAAGTATAAAGGATCGCAACTTACCAGATAGTTGATCCAATTTTCATGTCCGGGACGAATAATCATTCCAGGATATTGCCAATCACCATAATGTTGTATACGTGCAGTAATAAAATCTTTAACACTATCGTCGAGAATTAATGTTCTACCAAGAATATATTCAGATGACTCGTAAGCTGTCATTTGATCGTATAGTTGTAGACTATCATTGTAATAGGGGTGTTCTAATTGAGTAATTAACTGTGTTAATTCTGTTTTAATTGATTCTATAGTTTGATCAAACTCATCTAAGTCGGATAATATCTTATGATAAGTTTGATCAAGACGATCGGTTAAATTTTCAAATTGAACACTATTAACTTTCACTGTATGTAGCAGTGGTGCAAGTTTGTCGTGAGCAACTGCCATTGTTTCCAACGGAGTCATATCATCTAACAAATTTTTAAACGCAACAATTTGACTTAGCTTCATTAGAATTCAAATAGTGTTTGAAAAGTATTTTCTGTATTAGTTGCACTGGCCAAATCCCAATCCAGAACACCCAATAGGTTATCGATTTTGCCATCGATTACAGTGGATTCCATTTCGGCATCGTCGAACGGTAACTCTGTGAACCATTTAGGCAAGTGTTTCTCATCAGTAGGGTATCCAATACTGGTCCATCCAAGAGGATTCGGTTTCAATTTACAGACAATAGTTTTCATACCATCAGTAATAGCCATCGAATAGTTATCGCTGTTCATGCGGCGTAGGTTGTTCCAATTGAGTGCAGCACGTACATGTCCTGGCATGTTAGCTTTGCCTTCCTTAGCTTCTTTATTGCCGTACATGGTCAAGTTATTAACACGTTTAGGCGATCCTTTTTCCCAACCTGGACGTTCTGTAAATGCATATTTGAACTCGCGAATCTTCTCTACGATAGGATCCTTGCCTACACCGTTCAATAGATCATTAAGAATATCACTTAAGAACTCTTGAATTACTTTTGGAGTATCTGATCGCTTGAGATCTAAGCCCATGGCTTTAACCTTACCTGGCTTGCCATTGACATCGTAACGCTTGCCATCTTTGTCATAGTACAATACAGCATAACGCTTCTTGGTAATGAACAAGCCCTTGCTGGCAACAATCTCTCGACCGCCCTTAATGATAGCACCCATTTCACGAGGACAATGAAAAGCCTGTTCCATGAATCCAGGAAAACTTTCATTAACCTGATCGGCGATACTGTTATACAATGCAATAGCAATATCGTTATTCCACTCCATACGGCCTTCATCAATCTCTTTCTTTAATGTAGGATATGCAGTAAAGTAACAGGAGTCTGTATCGCCATAGATAATAGCATCGCCAACATGATCATACCGGCCTGTTATACATTCGTTAACATAAGCATCCATATGTTTGGCAATAGTACGTCCAGTCAGTGTTGTACTCTGACCAATACGTTTATCAAAGAAGCGACATCCAGGATTCAAAATAGCACCATATAAGCTATTTAGATTAATCTTCTTCACCAGCTGTCTTTTATCCCAGTATTCTTCCTGTTCGTGGTCACCGGCTTCTTTGACCTCGGCCAGCTTGGCTTGCATTTCCTTACGTTCAGCATACCAACGCTTTAGCAGTCCTGGAATGATACCCTGTTTCTCATAGGTAAAGATAGTACCGTTGGCACTCATGATCCAAGGCTTGTTGCTGTCAAATATAATTGGCCAAACTTGTGCTGCCGACAATACATCACTGGTACCATCGGCCCAGTCAATGGTAATCTCTGTGCCTTTTTGCTGTTCCATAACAGCCGTATACTCTAATGTAGCAAACAATCCTTCCCAAGCAGCCGCAAAGCTCGCACCTTTGGCCATGCGTTCTGAGATATATGGATCAGTTATTGTTGGACATAGTTGTCCGACAATGGTTTCTGGGCCCATGTTTAGCGCACGAATAGCCGATGGATATAGACTGTTAATATCAATTGATCCAATATATTCGTGTATACCTTTCTTGGGATATGCTACATAAGCGCCAGCTGCCTGTGTGTTTTCGTTGTCGTATGATTTACGATTAGGAACAACCATACCGCGGCTGTGTGCTTCGTTAATAATGGCCTGCTCGGTTACAGCCACAGCACCCATAACAGTTGGTAACAATACTGTATTTTCATGTGCGATTGTATTAGCCAAGTCTAAGAATTTTAGCTTCTTATCAATCTTGTTAACTAAGATAACGTCTTGCCTGTTATACTCGATAAACGTTCTAAAGTTTTGATTGTATAACTGATCCAGCGTACCTTCGTATGCAGTCTTGGATCCTAATTCTTCGTAGTCGCCTATGGCATCTAAACTATAACTGTGGCGTTCTTCGTAAGTATATTTCCGATATAGCTGCATATAGTCCATATGCACACGACCGATAATATCGTACGTTAGACTTTCTTTGCCGTAACGTTCGAATGTACGTGCCTTAGGCAATTGTCCCCAAAGACAAAAACGTCTTGTATCATCTTTGCTTAATATACGTGTAACACGATTAACAGTATAGGGAATATCGTAACCTTCGCTGTTCCAGCCCGACAATACATCAGCATCTTCGATTAGATCTAAGAACGTGTTAAGTAGATCTTCTTCACGTTCGAACATAAATGTGTTATCAAATTCAGCTGCAATCTCTTGAGCAGTTTCCATGCTCATGTGTTTAGGTGGTCGAGCCAAAGTGACCAATTGGTCGAGCCAATCTAAGTAAACTGTAATTGCAGTAATGGGATTGAATGCTTCTTCAGTGCTGGAAAAGCCCCGTTCTTGGTCAAAGTCAGTTTCAATGTCGAAAAAGGCTGTGTGTAATTTAGGACCATCGGCACCTAAATAATTTTCTGCCAGACATCTAAAAACTGGATTGATATCGCTTTCGTAAAGATTCTTTCCAGTATGCATACGGATTTCTTTACGAAACTCTTTGTTATTGCGTGTACTGAAACGAGATACTGGTGTGTCAAAAATACTACGAAATTTTCCTCTGGGATCATCGTAGTAAAAGATATAATTTGCTGGAAACTCTTGATATTTTCGAACGCCGTTAACACGTTCAACTATATGGATTCGATCTTTATCTCGATCGAACAATGCATCTACATAACTCATAACTCTCCTATGGCTTATGGCCCATTAACCGTCTACATGCTCTTTGAGTGAGCGACTCTTAATACTATTTAACTACATCGATTAGCATACGTATTAAACCGATACTGTCGATTGATGTTAGCAATAGGTAATTGGCCAACATACCAAATGATTTTCTAGTATAACTTGCCCAAGCATACATGGCACAACCACTAATCCACACAGGATACATATATATAAGAGGAGGATTTGGTACGGTGAGTGCCATGGTAATTGAGCAACCAATACTGATAGCCCAAGCCAAGAGCTCAACAATAAAACGACCGCGATGACTAGCATAATCCTCCCTGATCCAATCTAGTGTGGGTTTTAGTAGTGTATCAATCACAGAGTGCGGCCAACTGTAGTAAGGATAGTTTCTAACAATTCGTGATCTGATTGTTCTTTACCGAATTCAGCTTTATGTGCAAGACGTACAGCTTTTTTAAGAATATTCGGTTTAATATCCATTTCTTCGGCCACAGCCTTGATAGTATCAGACAAGCCTGCATTAAGTGTTTCAACTTCGTGCATGACCTGCATACCTTCGTTGATAACTTGTGTAAGTTTGGCTTTTTGTTCAGTTGAAAAAGTACGTGATTCCATTATGATCTCCTTAGCATGTATTTTACACAATTTATTTGAC